GGGTTGTCAGTTTTGACCTTAACAGTCTATACCCTCACCTTATCATGCAGTATAATCTCTCACCAGAGACCCTGCTCCCAAACAGACACCCTACAGCAACTGTGGATAAGTTGCTTGAGCAGAAGATAGACACGTCTGATCTTAGCAACTGTCTTGCTGCTAACGGAACGCTCTACAAGAACGAGGAGCAGGGGTTCTTGCCCATGATGATGCAGAAGATGTATGACGAGCGAGTCATCTTCAAGAAGAGAATGCTCAAAGCAAAACAACAATACGAAGAGACTCCTACTATTGAACTTAAAAAAGAGATTGCCCGCTGTAACAATATCCAGATGGCAAAGAAGATCTCTCTCAACAGTGCTTATGGTGCTATTGGGAATGAGCACTTTCGATATTTTCGTCTTGAGATCGCTGAGGCAATCACGTTGTCAGGACAACTCTCAATCCGCTGGATTGAGAACAAGATGAATGAGAAACTAAACAAGATTCTAAAGACTGACAATGTTGATTACGTTATTGCTTCTGACACTGACTCTATCTACCTTAACCTGGGTCCTCTGGTTGAAACTGTATACGCGAACCGAGAGAAGACTGATGAAGGAGTTGTCGCGTTCCTTGATAAGGTGTGTCAAGTGGAACTTGAAAAGTATATTGAAAGTTCTTACCAAGAGCTCGCCCTTTACATGAACGCATACCAGCAGAAGATGGTCATGAAGCGAGAGAACATCGCTAATCGTGGCATCTGGACTGCGAAGAAGCGTTACATCCTGAACGTGTGGAACAGTGAAGGTGTGCAATACAAAGAACCCAAGATGAAGATCATGGGACTTGAGACTGCTCGCTCATCCACACCACAATACTACCGAGACAAACTGCTTGAGGCATTCAAGATCATCCTAACCAAGACAAATGATGACCTGATTGATTACATTGAATTTGTCAAGCAAGACACTCGCAAACAAGACTATGTAAACATTGCCTTCCCCCGTGGATGTAATGGTCTGGACAAATACAAAGACAACCATGACATCTACAAGAAAGGCACCCCCATCCATGTGAGAGGATCCTTACTTTATAACTGGCACGTTCGCAAGAACAAGATAACTAATAAGTATCCCATCATTCAGGAGGGGGAGAAGATCAAGTTCATCTACTTGAAGTCTCCCAACCCACTTCAAGAGAACTGTGTCTCTTTCTTTAGTGACATTCCTAAAGAATTCAATGTTGACAGATACATTGACTATCAAAAGCAATTCGAGAAGTCGTTCCTAGAACCGCTCAAGAACGTGCTAGAATGTATCGGTTGGAATCATGAGAAGAAAGTTTCTCTACTAAGTTTTTTCTGAGGTAATTATGGGATTTCTAGACAGTGTAGTCAAGGACAGCAAGAATGAGTTTGCTAGTTTCGCTAGTGAGGGGATCGCTGCTGGCGATGTTGAATCTTTCGTTGATACTGGGAGTTATATCTTTAATGCCCTGGTGTCTGGTTCGATTTACGGAGGCATTCCTTCCAATAAGATCACTGCCCTGGCAGGAGAGAGCGGCACGGGCAAGACTTTCTTTTGTCTCAGTGTGGTTCGTAATTTCCTTGATCTTGATCCTGAAGCTGGAGTCATTTATTTTGAAACTGAGTCTGCCATTAGTAAGCAGATGATTGAGAGTCGTGGCATCGACTCAAAGCGCATGGTCATCATGCCTGTCAACACCATCGAAGAGTTCCGAACTACATCGATCCGAATTGTTGACAAATATATGGAACAACCCAAAGAAGATCGCAAACCCCTGATGTTTGTGCTAGACTCTCTTGGTATGCTTGCTACCAACAAAGAAGTTGAGGACGCATCGAACGACAAGAACGTTCGAGATATGACAAAGGCACAACTGGTCAAATCTGTGTTCCGCATCTTGACATTGAAGATTGGCAAGGCTAACATACCTATGATCGTTACCAATCACACCTATGATGTCGTCGGCGCTTACGTTCCTACAAAAGAAATGGGAGGAGGAAGTGGTCTCAAGTATTCCGCCTCTACAATCGTTTATCTTGGAAAGAAAAAAGAAAAAGATGGAACGACTCTCGTCGGAAACATTATCAAATGCGAGGCTAAGAAGTCTCGTCTGACCCGAGAAGGGTCGAAGGTAGAGACACGTCTCTTCTTTGATGAGCGTGGTCTAGAACGCTACTACGGTATGCTAGAGTTGGGAGAACGTGCTGGTCTGTGGGCGAACCGTGCTGGTCGCTACGAAGTCAATGGCAAGAAAGTCTATGGCAAACAGATCCTCGCCAACCCAGATGAATACTTCACCCCTGAAGTCCTAGACATCTTGGACAAGCAAGCACAAAAGGAATTTTTATACGGAGCAGCAGACGATGACGGAGAAGATTGAAACTACTATTCTTAGAAACCTTCTCCACAGCGAAGAGTTCTATCGTAAAGTAGTTCCTTTTCTCAAGGCAGAATACTTTGAAGATGTGGCAGAGAAGATCGTCTACGAAGAGATCGACGACTTCTCTGGCAAGTATGACAAGATGCCTACGTCTGAAGTTCTAATCCTACAACTACAGAATCGAAATGACATTACTGAAGAGACTTATCAGAATGCTGTTGAGAAGATCAAAGCGTTTAGTGATGAGTATGTTGACCCTGCGTGGCTCACAGACCAAACAGAGAAGTGGTGCCAAGACAGAGCAATCTACAACGCCTTACTACTATCGATCAAAGTCGCAGATGGAGGCGATCAGAAACTATCAAAAGATGCGATCCCGAGCATACTACAAGAAGCCTTGGCAGTATCGTTCGACGAAAATGTAGGTCACGACTATGTTGGCAATGTAACCGATCGCTATGAGTTCTACCACAAAGATGAAGAGAAGATTCCTTTCGACCTTGAGAAGTTCAACACGATCACGAAAGGGGGTCTACCCAATAAGACGCTTAATATTGCTCTGGCTGGAACTGGTGTTGGCAAGTCTCTATTTATGTGCCATTGCGCCGCTGCTGCTCTTACCCAAGGCAAGAACGTTCTTTATGTCACCTGTGAGATGTCTGAGGAGAAAATTGCAGAAAGAATTGATGCTAATCTCCTCAATGTCAACATACGGGACATCACTACACTACCCGAGCAGATATTCACTTCGCGAGTATCTGAGATTGGAAGAAAGACGCAAGGTCGCCTCATCATTAAGGAATACCCTACCGCTTCTGCACACGTTGGTCACTTTAAGTCGCTCCTCAATGAACTCTCGTTGAAGAAGTCTTTCAAACCTGACATCATTTTCATTGACTATCTAAATATTTGTGCGAGTTCAAGATACAAGGGTCACATTGTGAACTCCTACACGTATGTAAAGGCAATTGCTGAAGAACTTCGTGGACTCGCATGTGAGCATGATGTCCCCATCATCTCTGCAACACAGACAACCCGTTCAGGTTACGGCAACTCCGATGTTGAACTTACTGATACTTCTGAAAGTTTCGGTCTTCCTGCTACTGCTGATCTCATGTTCGCTCTTATATCGAACGAGGAGTTAGAGCAGTCAGGACGCATCATGGTGAAGCAACTGAAGAACCGTTACAATGATCTGACTACCTTCCGTAAGTTCACGGTTGGAATTGACAGATCCAAGATGAAGTTGTATAATGTTCAAGAAGAGTCGTCAGTTGATGCTCTTATTGATCAAGACGATCCGACTGAATCATTTGATGACATCTCCGATCGTCAAAAACGCATCAATAAATTTAATTCTTTTATTATCTAACATGTCCAAGGTTAATTTTGAACGCTATCAAGAGTTTGTTTCAGCTGTTACTTCAGACGCTTCTACAAACTTTGTTGATTTCGCTGACCGTATTGGTGATCTGGATCGACAAGGTGCCAATATTGAGAGACTCCTTACTTCTGGGGTTGGAATTAATGCTGAGGGTGGTGAGTTTCTTGAGATCATTAAGAAGATGGTATTCCAAGGAAAGCCCTGGAACGAGGACAACCGTGAGCATCTTATTATTGAGTTGGGTGATATTCTATGGTATGTCGCTCAGGCAACAATGGCACTGGGCATCAGCTTTGATGAAGTCATTGCAACAAACGTAAAGAAACTAGAGAAACGCTACCCAGGAGGAGAGTTCGATGTCTTCAAATCCGAAAACCGCGCAGCAGGCGACCGATAAGATGTATCACATCTATGACGACAATGGAGTCGTCAGACATTCTTTGACAGAGGAGGACTTTGACCTCCTCTATGATGCTACGAAGTATGAGTTTGAAGAATGTGAAGTAACTAAAGGCGAAGACGCATCATATTAATGTATTCATTATGGATTCATGTGGTAGCATTCTTTCAAGTGGTTGTGATGAACTGCATTCAACCAGTCAATTGGAAGTATTGCTACCGTGTTGACCAGTGGTTGATACCTGATGTCATTGAAGGTTATCAACTCTGGACTGGTGACAAACATCCTTATCAAAACGAGAAAGATTATCTGGAGGGGCAATCCGATTGGTGACGGAACCTGTCTTGAAAACAGTTGAGGTGTTAAAGCCCTTGGGGGTTCGACTCCCCCTCCCTCCGTTCTAAATAGTTCTGTAGACTAGAGTCTTAGAATGAAAGCAGGAGACTTTGCCAGGAATGGTGGCAAATATCTAGACCGAATCGAT